GGGTATGGCAGAAGTAAAGCTGAAGCCGCATACTACAAACATTTCAATCAAAAATATAAAGGTATCGCTAAGTGGCATAAGAAGCTAGGTGATGAAGCATTGCGTTACAGAAAGATAACGACACCATCAGGCAGACAATATGCGTTCCCTGATGTAGAGCGTAGAGTAAATGGACAACCAACACACTTCACTATGATAAAAAACTACCCCGTTCAAGGTTTTGCTACGGGCGATATTGTACCTGTAGTTTTACTAGAATTAGATGAGAGATTAAAGCCATTGAAGTCGTGCTTAGTTAATACAGTACATGACTCAACTGTGATTGATGTTCACCCTAATGAGAAAAATTATGTTATACAAATTATAACTGATATGAATAATGACTTAGATTTAATCATCGAGGAGGCTTACAATGTAAAAATGAATGTACCAATGTTACTCGAAGCAAAAATAGGCCCAAACTGGCTTGACACAAAGGACGTTTCTGAGTATAACTATAACTCTTTTCACCATTAAAAATTTAGAAGGTATATATAATGAACACGGAACTTACAGTAAACGATAACTCAGGCCGTTCAATGGCTGAGATGATGGGAGTTAGTACCTCTACTCCTACTACAAATAAAACATCTAACTTAGCTAGATTAAGTATACTTCACTCTGCTCAGATGGGCGAAGTAGATGTAGCAGGAAAGAAGATGAAGACAGAAGTATTACCTGTCGGTACATATGCTCTCAAGCTAGATGATGACACAATTTATGTAGCCAATCCATCCATCAGAATATTTGCGTTGCGCGTACAATATACGAAGTGGGATGCTGAGAATAACAAGATGGACAGAACAGTATTAGCTAATGATCTGAAGACGGATTTAAAAGATACACGCGGCACATTTAACATCGGCAGACCCTCTGGGTTTATAACTGATTGGGAAAGCGTACCGCAGGAGACAAAAGATATAATGCGCGTCGTTAGACGTACTAAGGTTTTGTTCGGTGCAATTAAAATAAATGGAGGAGCCATGAATAGCAATGGTGAACCTATTGAAGGATATGATAGAGAGATACCATTCATATTAGACATTAAGAACAACACGAGCATTAAAGAATTAGATGCAACTGTTAGGTCATTATCGAAGAGAGGTGTTCTACCTATCGCCCACGCCATAGAGCTAGGGGCAGAGGCACACTCGATGCCTACTGGTGCAACCTTTGCGACGATGACGTTTACTGTAAAAGATAAAGTGGACTTAGTAGAGGAAGATAGTAAGACATTTCAGTCTTTCTTAGATTGGATTGAATGGTCTAATAACTTTGTCTTAACTAAATGGGAAGAAAATAACAAACAAGCTATGGATGATGACGCAGATTTAGTAGCTGAGTTTGTTGATATTGAAGGTAGTCCTGTTTGATGAAACAACTTTCTGAGGCAGGACACTGGTACGATAGAGAAGGAACGCCTACATATACTATTGTAGGTGCGAATGGTGTCGAAAGAAACACGACCCTTCTTGACGCTAGAAAGCACGGATATGTCCCATCCGTTACAACAATTATAGGGGTGGCTGCAAAGCCATCCTTAGAAGACTGGAAAATTAACCAAGCATTAAACTCCGCAATAACTTTAAAACAAAACCCAGGCGAAACCTTAAAAGAATTTACATATAGATGTAAGCAAGACTCAAAAGAGATAGGCCGCAAAGCCGCAGAGCGCGGCACAATAATTCACGCGATGATCGAGCAAGGATTTTTGGGTGGCAAAGAAACTAAAGCCTATAGAGTTATTAAGGATTATTTAGACAAAGAATTTCCTGATGAAACTTGGGTAGCGGAAGACTCGTTTTGTTCTACTAACGGATATGGTGGGAAGATAGATTTATATTCTAAGTCAGGAATATTTGTTGACTTCAAAACCAAAGATGGGTTAAAAGGTAAACAAGCATCCAAGTTAGTTTTCGACGATCATGGGATGCAACTTTCGGCATACGCTGAAGGATGTAATTACAAAGAACCAGAAAGAGTTTCCATATTCGTAGACAGAGAAGATCCTGAACTTATAGCAGCCCATCGGTGGGGTAAAGATACCCACGAAAGGCATCTTGATATGTTCAATAGTCTTCTTACATATTGGAAGTTAGTAAAAAAATATGATCCATCAGAGATCTTAAATAACAACAAAAACGAGGCAGCATAAATGGTTAAGATGACAATCGAAGGAACAGACTACGACACAGATAATATGACTGATGAACAGAAAGAATTAATTGAAGTTTTAAAAGTTAACACAACTACATCAAATGTAGTCGGTCATATGTTACAGTGTGTCAATGCAATAGGTAGGGTTAAAGTAGATGAATTAAAGGCTTCCCTATCTGATGGCAAAAAAGACTAATACAAAACGTCGGCACAATTCAAGACGCTATCGTAGTGGTTTAGAAGAACAAGTCGCTGACTATTTAAAACATCACCAAAAAGAAGTTAGATACGAACTACTAAAAATCCAATGGGAAGACTTGCGATACAGAACGTATACGCCTGACTTTCAGTTGGACAATGGTATCTTCATAGAATCAAAAGGTTTGTTTGATAACGAAGACCGCCGTAAGCATATAGCTATCAGGGAACAACATCCTGAGTTAGATATACGGTTAGTGTTCAGTAACGCACAAGCTAAACTCTACAAAGGTTCTAAAACGCGCTATTGTGGGTGGTGTGAGAAGCACGGATTCAAGTGGGCGCACAGAGTCATACCATTGGAGTGGCTATTAGAAAAAGGTAGCTACACTAAAGACACTGTAATAAAATTAAAAACAAAACGTAAGGATATTTAATGGCATATAAACTAGCAGACGATGAGGTGGCCTTGATATTGCGCCCCATAAGGTTTGATAAAGACGGAAAGTGGAGTGGTCTTATATCTACAGGGATAGCTATGGGGCCAGAAGAAAAGATAGATCGAAAGATATTAGCGGAACTAATTAAGTGTGCTACATTCTTGAGTGCTTTCCTAGATATAGCGCACGAGTTTCCTGACATTATGGAGATCGTAGAAGAGCGACGGGATGAAATGATTAAGCTCTTCGAGCAAGACGCAGAAGAAGAAGCCAACGGTTTACCTGAAATAGAAATAGAAACAACAGGTGGGAACGTAATTAAGTTTGGCCCTCTAACTAAAACGAAAGGCAACGCATGACTGATGAACTAATACATAAGCCAGAGCATTATGCTCGATGGAAGATAGAACCCATTACCTATACTATGATGAATGGCTTTGAGTTCTGGCGCGGTAATATAGTTAAGTATGCTAGTCGCGCAGGACATAAACTATACGACGGCATGGACCAAAAAGAAAGTGAGATAACCGATCTCAATAAAGTAATTCGATATGCTGAAATGCGTATTAATCAGATTAATGGTGCAGATGAACTTTAAATCCTTTCATGTATCGTTCACTATGAAAGTAGATGAAGATGGGAATATATTATCTTTGGTAGATGATGCTCACGAAGAAGACGTTGAGGATGTAGTGTCTAATGCACTACATGACATCGACGATGTAAAAATAGAAAAAATTAAAGTAAAAGGGAAAGACTATGGACGGTAATTATCTACCAACAGACTATCAATCATTCATTCACAAATCACGTTATGCACGGTGGTTAGACACAGAAGGCCGTAGAGAAACTTGGCATGAAACCGTGTCCAGGTACATAGATGAAGTATGTGACAAGACAAACGGCATGGACACAGATACTAGGGAAGAGTTGTATGATGCAATAGTATCTCTTGAAGTTATGCCGTCAATGAGAGCGATGATGACGGCAGGTCCAGCTTTGCAACGAGACAACACGGCAGGATATAATTGTAGCTATCTACCTGTAGATGACCCTAAATCTTTTGATGAAGCTATGTTTATACTTTTATGCGGAACAGGTGTCGGGTTTTCTGTTGAGCGTCAGTTTGTATCTAAACTACCTGAAGTACCAACGATGTTTGATAGTGACACAACAATTATAGTTAAAGATAGCAAAGAGGGTTGGGCGAAAGCATTTAGACAAGTCTTAGCATTGCTATGGGCAGGTGAAATTCCGAAGTGGGATATGTCACTGGTGCGCCCTGCAGGTGCAAAGCTAAAGACATTCGGCGGTAGAGCGTCAGGCCCTGCTCCATTAGTTGACTTGTTTAACTTTTGTATTGCTACATTCAAGGGCGCACAAAACCGCAAACTGTCTAGCTTAGAATGTCACGACATAATGTGTAAAGTGGGCGAGATAGTTGTAAGTGGTGGTGTTAGACGCAGTGCTATGATCTCATTGTCAAACTTATCAGATGACCGTATGAGACACGCCAAGTCAGGCAACTGGTGGGAAACGGCTCCACACAGAGCATTGTCGAATAACTCAGTAAGTTACACTGAGAAACCAGATATGGAGACATTTCTTAGAGAGTGGACAGCACTTGTAGAGTCTAAATCAGGTGAGCGTGGTATCTTCAACAGACAAGCGGCACAGAAGCAAGCAGCTAAAAATGGTAGGCGTGATCCTAACTGGGAGTTTGCTTGCAACCCTTGCAGCGAGATCATCTTACGTCCATATCAATTCTGTAATTTAAGTGAGGTAGTCGTCCGAGCTACAGACGACATCAAGAGTTTATCTAATAAAGTAAAGTTAGCTACAATAATTGGTACACTACAATCTAGTTTAACTAAGTTCCCTTATCTGCGTAAGGTATGGCAAAACAATACCGAAGAAGAAAGGCTACTTGGCGTTTCACTAACAGGCATAATGGACAACCCATTACTTACCCCTAAGAACAAAGGTCTATCACAAACACTAGATCACCTCCGTCACGTCGCCATTGAGACAAATAAAGAATGGGCTGAACGTCTTGGTGTTCAACAGTCAACAGCTATTACGTGCGTTAAGCCTAGTGGAACAGTGTCACAACT